ATATATAATATCAGGTAAAAGTATTTTACTCCAATCAGTATATGAATATAGTTCGGGTAGTGAAAGTATAGGTTCAAATCCTATTTCCAATAATGAAATTATAGGATTTGAAACGCTAACGCCATCATCAGTAAATCCATTAAGAGTAGAATCTGGTAAAGCTATAGACCATAGTAGTGGGCAAATATATTATGCCACAGTATCAGATGAAAATTTTTCACACTTTCCTTTTACAATAAAAGGTACATTGTTTAGGGAGAATTTAGCTGGTGATTGGGATCAGACGAGTAAAATATTTGATGAAATTGGGGAAGGAACTGATATATGGTGGGAAACAAGTGCTATCCACTTTGAAGAAACTCTTGTAGGATGTACTATGGAGATTCCCATCATATCTGAATCTTCTTATAAGGAAGATACAGGATATATTCGTACAAAATTCGGGGTGAATTTTTATGATAAAGTGCAATGGACAGGAACATTTGTTAACATAATGTGGAGATTCGGTGGCAATACTCTTGGCGATTACGATTCAAAAATATGGAACAATCAGTCAGGAGCAGGAACAGAAGCAAGTCCTAATTGGGTTCCTGATGCACAGCCTACATACAATTCATTAGATGGTGGCGATACTCCTATACGGATTAGCAATGTGGGACAGTTATTATTTTATATGCAAATAGATGCTGGTTATGCTATAATGGCTGGACAAACAATATTTGAAGGTGTTGAAGTAGATCATTGGATGCTAATGGACAATCTATTTAATATGGATTTCTATGCCAATGTAAAAGGCAGGGCAATAACACCTTTATTATTCAACTTCTTTTTATCACCAACTGCACCAGAAGTTATTGCACATATATTAGAAAATGAACTTGGTGTTACAGGGATAGATGAGACAGGCACTTATGATTGGTATTATGACTTCACAGTCGATTCCAAAATATCCAGCAAGAAACTGATTGAGGGAATTGCATCTGCAAGTCCATATCTGCCCCGTTTTACAAATTTGGGGGATTTTGTATTTACAGAAATACCGAGAGATGGTGGAACATCAGATTTTCAGATCAAAGAAGCAGACTGTATTGATTTCAGTTTTTCACGCAGTAAGATTGAGGATGTTTATACTAAGGTTGTATTTAAGTATAATTGGGATTATGCAAGAGGTGAATTTAATGATAGCGTAGAGGCTGATCTACAGTATGTTATTCCTCTTTATCAATATGGTTATTATGGATTTACCATACCTACTGAATTTGACGATAATGAGAATTTAATACACCCTGACAGCACCCTTATAATTGATGATGATAGGGGAAAATACATAAGAGATCACGATACTGCACAGGCTTTCGCAGAATGGTATTTATTGTGGAGTTGTAATCAAAAACTGAAGCTAAAGATTAAATTACCCTTAAAGATGATGTTTTTAGAAATAGGAGATTTTGTTGATTTTGATGCTATTCTTGGGGGAGTTAATCCTTATGGGATTGATTATATAGCAGATGGAGAGGTAAATGGGCAAAATGTTTTTAAAAACTTCCTAATTATAAGCACAAACAAGACACTCGAATTTTGTGAATTTGAGGCAATTCAGATGCACGATTTGGGGCTGTTCCAATTTGCGAACACCATATTTGAAGCTGAAACAGGGTATGATGTTATCGCCTCATCTGAACTGGATGGGGTTCTTCTTGAAAATATATATACTGATTTTCCTGAACTGGAAAATTTGATAGAAATAATAGGTATAGGTGCAGTAGCACAAAATTTAGGTACAGGGTGGCAAGGTGGTTTAACTGAACTTGCAGGTGGGGCTGCTTACAAAATAACATTTTCCCAAGCAACAATGACTAATTTATTTCAATTAGATGATTGATGTATATGAATATAATGTTGGTGGTATTGTTGGTGAATCGGAGGAAATTTACAACAGGGATATAACAGATGGTGATTTTTCTATTTCAGATTTATATATTAGAACCCGAAGCGATACAATTACTATTACAGAAGCTAAAATTACCATTAATAAAATTGAATATCCTGCTGAGATTACAACTGATGGCAATACACAGCTTTTAACATTTTTAGAAAATACTCCAGTAATAGTATTTAATGTAAATGGGATGGAAGATTATGATATGCGTAATTACATTTATACTTTTACTTTAACAACATCTGATTTTGAAACCCTTAATGTGCATAGAAATATCATATATACTTTTAATAGGTATAGCGATGTTGGTGATGTTAATAGGGATGGGCAGTATAATATTTTAGATGTTGTGGCTCTTGCTGATTGTGTTATCTCTGGTAATTGTTCAGATATTGAAAATGGGTATCCCTGTGATTTAAATGGTGATGGCAATTATAATGTTCTTGATATTGTAAGCCTTGCCAACTATATACTTTCAGGAGAAGGGAAGAGATGAAATTATATTATGGAAATGGAAGCTGCACAATCGAAGGCTCTGCGAGAGGAGTTGAAATTAGATACAGAGGTGCAATAGACATTGAAGATAAAACTTCTGATTCTTTTGTTATAACACATCAGAATAATGGTATAATGATATTCCCAATAGGAGAGGGAACTTTAAATGATTTATTTGATTACACAGGAGAATTAAAAATATTATCTACATTTGTAGTTAATAGTAATTCAGAGAAAGTTTCAACTACTATTCGCAGGGTTATGGATTACACAGAACTCTTAAATACAAAGAGTGAAGATATGACTACTAAAAGCGAGGATTTATCCTCTAACCATGTATCGGGTAGGAGGGTTGCTAAAACTATCTTAAAACAGCCACATTGGGAGAATTTGAACACTTCTACTCATAATGCAGAGTTATATTTGCAAGATGGCAGTTTATATCATGGTGCATTTCATATTCATTTAGCTGATAATGCTGCTATGACAGGCAAAGAACATACTGAAGAATCGCAGGATTTATATTATTCTACTGGAAAGCCTACCAAGAACACAGGACTTCCTTATGGTGTTATTGAGCAGAGAAAACAAAGAAAGATACAAGCAAGAAAAAGTTCAAGAAGGAAAATTCGCAGATAATGAGTTATCAAAATGTAGGCACACCGAGGTTCTATTTAAACATCCCTGAATATGCAGCATCTGTTGGATTAATTTCTAACCTTCCTTCCGTTTATAGAACCCTTCCTGTAGTTCCAACTACTGTTGGTACATGGGAAACATCTTTTATAGGGGAGATACCTATGGGTTCATATCATGGTCTCTCTGCCTATATAGCACTTCTTGGGCATAATGAAACAGATGGGATTGTGATAGATTCTGCTGGTTTTCCTGCAAACCCTTCTATTATAAATGGAGATTTTACAAACGGGGTTATTGAAGGTTTTAGCATCGCAAATACAGGTAATCGACCAGACGCAGATGGGATAACTGTAACTGGTGATGTGGGTTCAATTTTGGTTGGCACTTACTACGATATGAACGCACCCAATCTTTCTCTCACTATGAGCCGGGAATATGGAGGAACAAAGGAATTTACTACCCATAATGGTTCATCTATGAGCAACACAATGTGGAGCAAACCTCCGAAATGGGGGGATTTGGGTGCTTGGGAACTTGGTAGTGGAAACCCGGCACTATCTCGGAGTGGTCGTAGGACTTGGGATTTGAAATTCAGCTTCATGGATGATGGTGATCTTTGGGGAAGTAATCAATCATTATCTACAGCAGTAGGCAATACACTATCTGAAAGTGCCATTGCTTTATATGATGGTGGTATTGGGGGTGATTTATCCGATAATACTACTTTCCAATACAATCTTCTAACTGATGATAATTTCTTCTCACAGGTGTGGCATAAAACCTTAGGTGGAACGCTGCCTTTTATATTCCAGCCGGACAGTTCCAACAACAACCCCGACCAGCTCTGTATAGCAAAATTTAAAGACAACAGTTTGAAGGCTACTCAGAGTTCTTTTAATACCTATGATATTTCCCTTTCCATAGAGGAGGTTTGGTAAATGCCATATCAAAATGTAGGAACACCAAAATTTTATATTTCATGGGGTGATTGGTATAAATCTTTAGGATATAATGTAAAAAGATTTCATACCATTAGTCCAATTGAAACAATTTCGGTTGCGATCCCAGAAAATTATGAATACAAATTTTTGGGTTCATCCATCCTCCCCCCTAATGGAGCGTATGGTGTTAATTTTCTTGCAGTATTAAACCATAATCTTGATGAAAGGTGGAAACTTGCTAATAAAAGAACTGTAGCAGCTGAAGGGAACAACCCTGCGGATGCTGATTATGGGGCTGAAGATAATGCGGCTATAACTCCTGTTGTTAATCAGACTATTGAGTATAAAGGATTTACCATATATACACATACTGCATTATCAGGAGATTTTTCTTCTTATTCGGGAGAAAATGTATCTGCTTATTTTAGAACTGTATCGGGAGAACCAGATGCAGAAGCATTTACAGGGGTATTTGGTTGTTTTGTATTTGGAAAAACCTATACAATGCCACATTCTCCAGTAAAGCTAACAATGACACGAGAAATGGATGGGGTAAGGCGTATTCGCACAAAAGGAGGTTCTGATTTAGTTAAGCATCAATACACAAAACCTGCCATGTGGGGGGATGCAGGGGCTTGGGAATTATATTCAGGAACTCCAACGAATCAGGCACTTTCTCGTAGTGGCAGAAGGATATGGGATTTATCGTTTTCTTATCTTCAGGATAGTGATATATTTCCAGAAATATCTACTTTAACAAACTATGAAGCAATACAATACCATGAAGATTCCATCCACGATCACAATGTAGGTTCTTATTATTATGGCACTACTGGAGGGGGATTAACATCACAGGAAGATGCTTATTCACTATTAAAGCCAGTTGGAACTTCTTATTTTTATAGTGAGGTTATCCACAAAACTAATGGTGGACAATTACCCTTCATTTTTCAGCCGGATAAAAATGATAATACAAATTTCGCTATCTGTAAATTTGACCAAAAATCTTTTAGCTTCCAACAAATAGCACCAGACTTATATTCTGTCAAGATGAAGATTAGAGAAGTCTGGTAGTTTACCTCATTACTCCGTAGTATGCTCTCCAGCAATCGGTAGAAAGAGCCTGAAGATTGATTCCCTTTAGGCTTTTTTCTTCTCTATAAACCATTTTCGGAAAGTTTTTCTTGCATAGATGTTTGAAAAGCCTTATTATTAGTAGTCAATATTAATAACGAATCAGGAGATAAGAAAATGAAATTTACAATAGAAATAAAAGATAGAAATGGTATCACAGACAAGGAAATTGATAAATTAGTGGATTTTATGGAAGATATCAATTATGATGATATTCGTGTTTTATGTGATGGTGGAAGTATAGAAACACCTTTCTTGAAATTTGAAATGAAATAAGGAGGTTGCATAATGGCTGATAAGACTTTATTCATAGCAAGGAATGACCCTGGTAAGCAAAGAAAGAAACTTGGTAAGGTGAAGGATTTGCTTGAAAATGCAATTGATGATGCACAGATGTATGAGTTTAATATTGCTATGGGTACAATTAAAAAAATAAAGGGAGGAAAAATTAAGCACAATGCTTGATATTGTAGATCAAATTTTGGAGGACATGGATAGAACTCCTGCTTGGCTATGTCGCAGGGCAGGGGTTCATCAATGTAATTATACCCTGATTAAAAAGGGAGAAAGAAAATTATCAGAGAATTTGAAGAATAAGTTTTCTGATATATTAGGAATCAGAAAAGAGATATTATTCAATAACCAAAAGGAGAGTAAAAAATGAATGAAATACATAGTAATTTGGGAATGATTAAAAAGGGGTATAGAGATCAATTGATATATTATTCAACAATAGGAATTGGAAGTACAAGTGATATTTCTGGTGTTGTTGTAACCGAAACACTTGTTTCTACAATTAAGAAAAGATATAAAAAACTTGGTGGTGCTACAATCACAAACAAACATATTCAAGATTGGTTCAAAGAACGAAGAAGAATATGGAATGGAAAACTAAAGCTTGATATATCAATAATATAAAAGGAGAGCAAATGAATAAAATACAAATACATGGCAAAGATTATGTCATGGTAAAAGACAGGGTAATCCATTTTAATAAGGAACATCCAAATGGCTGTATCCAATCTAAACTGATTGATCGGATTGATGGCACAGACTACCCAAACATTGTGATTTTTGAAGCAACTGTGATCCCTGATGTGGACAAGCCGGAAAGGTTTTTTAATGGTCATGCAGAGGAAGAAATCGGGTCATCGCAGATTAATAAAACATCTGCCCTGGAGAATTGTGAAACATCTGCTATTGGCAGGGCATTGGCTATGATGGGGATTGGTGTTGAAGAATCTTTTGCAAGTGGTGATGAAGTTGCCAATGCAGTATATCAGCAAGACCAGGGAATCACAAAGGCTCATGCAGAGAAGGTAGTTACAGCACAGAATCCTCCTGAAACAGTAGATGGGATTGTATGTCCTAACTGTAAGGGTGAGATGACAGATAACCGAGATATTGATGGTGGTGCTAAATTGAGTGGTAAAGGTCAGAAAATGATGGATGAGAAAAAACCATTAGAGGGTCCAGGTTTAAAACTCCCAATTTATAAATGCCCTGATGATAATTGTAAGGGTGTTATATGGGAAGATAATAAGCCAAAAGATGAAGAAAAACTACCTTTCTGATGAGGTATAGAGCAACCATAGCAGTCGATGTATTTGTCGATACGAAAGAGGAGGCAGAAAAAAGGGTTCAGGATATTGTTTTGGGCTTACCTAACTCTTTTTTGATGGCAATATCTCGGCTGCCACATGGTTCTAAGATCTCATTTGAAAAAGAAAACCATGACCGACAGGTCTAATTTTCTTATCTCAAGCTGGGGGTGGATTGACACATCCCCAGCACCACTTTATTTGAAAGGAATTTATGAGTAAATCACAAAGTATGGAAAATCATGTAATTGCCATGATTTATAACAAGACCAAAGATAAACCGATATTTTCTGCTGAAATTGAAAGAAGGCTTGGCATATCGGGTGTAATTATCAGGGATATAGTCCACAGGGCAAGGACAGAGCAGAACATTCCCATCTGTGCTGAATCTAAAGGCTATTTTATGCCAAGAGATAAGGTGGAAGCACTACGAACCATTAAATCATTAAAGTCAAGGGCAAAGCAAAACAATGAGGCTGCTGAAGGTATTGAAAAACATTATACCAAAGATGACCAGATAAGTCTGCTATGAGTGGATGGATTAAACTACACAGGAAGATTACCACCTGGGAATGGTGGGATGACCATAATACTACAAGGCTGTTTGTTTTCATCATAACCCAAGCCAACCATAAACAAAAGAAATGGCAGGGTAATACAATCAAAAGAGGTGAGTTTATTACATCATATCCAAAGATGGCTGCAATGACAGGACTTTCAATAAAACAAATTAGAACTTCAATAAAACATCTAAAAAAGACAGGGGAGGTGGCAGTCAAAAGCACAACCCAATTCACCAAAGTTATAGTCGAGAAATATAGTTTATATCAAATAGATGGGCAGACAGAGGGATTACCAAAGGAAGGTCAAAGGGCAGACGAGGGGCAGACGAAGGGCGTACGAGGGGCAACAACTAAGAATGTAAAGAAGGTAAAGAATGATAAGAATGAAAAGAAGCTAAATATAGAATTTGATAATTTTTGGAATTTATATAATTATAAAGTTGGTGATAAAAACAAGGTGCTTAAAAAATGGGAATCATTAACTGATTTAGACAGAGGTATGGTTATGGAACACTTGCCACACTATGTTAAATCAACTCCTGACAAGCAATATAGAAAGCATCCTGCTACCTATCTCAATAACCAGGGTTGGTTTGATGAGATAATAAATAAGAATAATGGGGTTGATAAATTCAAATTAAGCACAGTAGGATTCCCAATGGCATATTGTGATAAATGTGGCACATCGGCAGAATACAGGAAAGAAGAATTATCAGGTGAATCAAGGTGTTGTCAGGGAACTTTATTATCGGAAAGACCAGTTGCAGTTCGGTAGAGGAGCAGAAAGATTTGTATGTGAATGTGGAAGATATTATAACTGGATAACTGGATGCACCCATTGTAAGTCAGACAGAATGAGAACATTAATGGCTCGTAAGGTTGCAGAGAAAAGGGCAAATGGGATTCCAATTAAGTCATGGCAGAAAAGGGGTCAAAAGGCATATATATCAAGACTTGCAAATATGTATTTTACTCATACAATAAAGTATTTAAAAGCAATAAAGAGATTGGAGAAAAGAGATGGAGATCGAAAAAGAGTTAATCAGGTCAAGAGAAAAATTGTTCAGATTACCAAATCCCTTTAACTGGTCAGATTATAAAAAGCATCTGCACAAGGGTTTGCATAAACATATTATGAAGAATCCATATAGCTGTGATAGATGTGGTGATACTTACAACATGAATGATTTAATTAAACTCCAGGCTGATAGAGTTTGTAAGAACTGCTTATGCTCTGGTTCTTGATCGGCTGCTGGGTTGGATGTTTTGCTGGTATGATTATAATGGCACTATTACAGAATGAAAATTAATGATAATGAAGAAAATTAACAAAATAGAAATACCATCTAAACAGAAAAAAATAAAAGGCTATTGCCGATATTGTGGTTTGCCTAACGGATTTGTAATTAAAAATGGAAGAAGTAAACATTGGGGAATGGCGTGTAAAGGATGCAGGGGAACTTTGACAAGATGGTTTAATTCGGGAAAGCATAGTTTGGATGAATTGTTGTGTGCAAAATATGATCACAAGTCTCATAAATGGATAGTTTAAAGGAAATAAAATGAAGGTTTATATTGCAACAACAAAGGGTGAACTTATATTAGTAAATCTTAATTGGAAGAAAAATATAATACGATCACTTACAAGGGGTGGCATATCAAAATTAAGGGAATGTGGATGGGATATATTAAAAAAGGGAGAAAATAATGAAAGATAATAAAAAATCGTTTGATAGACTATTAGATAGCGAGGGGTTAAAAACAGAATCACTTTGGGATAGTAAGGAAAGTGTAGAACACATGAGAGGACTTGCTAAAATGACTAAGGTGAAATATGATGAACTTATCAAACAGGGATTTGACAAGCATCAAGCATTGGAACTATGTAAAAATGTATTAAGTATGAGTTCTTAAATGATTAAATTTAAAAAGTTTGAAGTAGAAATAGGCACTAATGGGCATATCAAATTAAATGGGCAGGTGATTGCTGTATTGGGTTCGTGGAATAAATACGAAGATTTAGAGGATGATATATTGGATGAGTTGAGTGAAAACCTGCACTAAGTGTAAGGAAGAAAAATCTGATACTGAGTTTATAAAGTTTGGAATGCAAAGGCATTCCATGTGCCATCCATGTAGGAAACAATATCACAGGGATAATTATAATAGATTAAAAAAAAGGAGAGATGAATATGGAAGATAGGGGGGGAAGAATGAAATATGAAAATGATGTTCTTGCAAAAAAATTGCTTATAATACAACGAAAACATGATATGACAATAAGAAAAATAGAGGCTGTATTAGGAGAAATCGGTAACGGCGGTAATTGTGAATTAACGGAAATATTCCCATTAGATTTGCACGAAATAGCACTTGATTTATTGGGTGTGCCAATAGATTTAACAGCAGAGCATAAAGAAGGTTTTTGTCGTGATTGGTTATTTGACGAATGGTATTATTTTGAAATCAACCCAGACCAAGCCCTCGTAGACGATGATATTGACGAATATGTTGAATCATATATAATATTTGTAAAAAAGGAAATGTTAGAATTTAAAACAAATTATTTAAACTGAATGGGAGATAGAATGATAAGAAGAAAAGGACTTAATTATATGAAATTCCACATGGAGGTTAGTTCACATATCAAAGATAAAGATTGGACAGGATCACATGATAAATGGCTTGAATTTGATGTTTGTATGATAGATAATGATAAATGGGAACCTCATGTCAACATAGTGCTATATGATATATATGATAATGATGGAAAAGAATATGAAACTGTTATAGCAGAAGACATTTCAATAAGACAGTTAATAGACTTACACAGCTTTATAGGTTGTGTATTAAAAATGAGGGAGAATAAATGAAAGCTACTCTATTAAAAATTTATGATATGAGTGTTACAATGAAATGGGATATTGAAAAAGCAGCAGAATATGAGAAAAATATAACTGATGCCATAAGATTTACGGAAATGAGGGGAAAACCTTTAACTATTGAATATGTAGATGAAAATTTAAATGTTATTAGCACTTTAAAAATTGAAGGAGATGAGAAGAAGTTTTTGGAATATGAAGCAAGAATGAATAAACTATTAAAAGGAGAGATAACAGAATGAAAGATAGCAGATTTTACTTTTTACTTGGTTTTATGGCTGCGATGCTTTTCGCAACTGTTTTTGTAGGCTGCACAGCACCACTTGAAGCAGGAAGTTCAAACTGTGGGGAAACAGAGTGGAATCCTTGCTATGTAAAAATCGTTGAGTAGAGCAGTAGTATGGTTTAGTTGTGGAGCAGCATCGGCTATTGCTGCTAAATATGCAGTTAAGAAATATGATAACTGTGAGGTGGTATATTGTGATACTGGTGGAGAACATCCAAGTAATATACAATTTTTAAAAGATATAGAAAAATGGATAGGGGGGGGGAGATTACTATCTTAAAAAATGATAAATATAAAGATCATTTTGAAGTATTTGAATCGGGATATTTAAATGGTGTATATGGTGCAAAATGTACTACTGAACTTAAAAAGAAACTCCGAATAGAATATCAAAGACCTGATGATATTCATATATTTGGATATACTTTAGAGGAAAGGCACAGGGCAGAAAAATTTGAAAGTTTTAATCCTGAACTGTTTGTTGATTGGATTCTTATTAGTAAAGAAATTACAAAAGAAAATTGTTTGGGTATGTTATGGCAGTCGGGTATCAAACTCCCAAAAATGTATGATTTGGGATATAATCATAATAATTGTATTGGTTGTGTAAAGGGTGGTAAGGGGTATTGGAATAAAATAAGAAAAGATTTTCCAGAACATTTTAATAAGATGGCTAAAATAGAAAGAAAGATAAATCATTCTATTTTTAGGGATATGGAAACAAATGAAAGAATATGGCTTGATGAACTACCTGAGGATGTTGGTAATTTTAAAATAGAAGAACCAATTAGTTGTGATTTAAGTTGTGGGTTGGCAATGGCAGAATTAAATGATTGAGTTCACCATACCAGGCAACCCTAAACCCCAACAGAGGCATCGGGTAGCAAGAAATGGCAGAATGTATGACCCATCTTCCAAAGATAAGAAACAAACATGGTTGCAGATTGCCCTGTTTTGCCCCAAATTGCCACTTGCAGGGGATATTAGCATTAAATTGGTGTTCTATATGCAAAGACCAAAAAATCACTTTAGAACAGGCAAATACAAACATTTGTTAAAAGACAAAACTCCACAATTACACAGCTTTAAACCTGACATTGACAATCTCTGCAAATATTTATTTGACCTGATAAGTGGAAAACACGGATTTATTTGTGATGACAGTCAGATATGTATTTTACAGGCAGAAAAGAAATATGGGATTCCAAGAACAAGGGTAATAATAGAGGAGATATGAAAGTATTAAATCTATATGCAGGAATAGGTGGTAACAGGAAGTTATGGGGGGGGGTAGAAGTAACAGCAGTTGAACTGAATCCTGATATTGCAGCAATCTATAAAGACTTCTTTCCTGATGATAAGATGGTAATTGGTGATGCACATGAATATTTATTAGAGCATTTTCAGGAATATGATTTTATATGGTCATCACCACCCTGTCCAACCCATAGCAGAATGAATCATTTATTAAATATCAAGGGAAATAAAATAAAATACCCCGACATGGGATTATTCCAAGAAATAATATTATTAAAAACTTTCTTTGATGGTTATTATTGTATTGAAAATGTAATGACATATTATGATCCACTAATAATACCACAGATTTCAGGAAGGCATTATCTATGGTCAAATTTTAATATTACCAACATGGACATACAGAAAAAGGTAAGAAATGATAAGGGTATGACTTTATCAAAAAAGATGGATGAGATGGGAATATATGTTGAAAATTTTTATAATTACAATGGAGATAAAAGAACATTAATTAATAATTGTGTAGAACCTGAACTTGGTTTGCATATATTTAATTCTATGCTTGGAATTAGGACAAAATTAGATGTAGAACAACAGGATTTATTTGCCCCATAAATAATATATTGTAAATATACAAGTAAAATATTATAAATTATCTCCCAAAATTATGGGTGATAATCCAACAAATAAACCAACCAAGCGAAAAAAACCAATAGGCAGACCGAAGAAATACCACATAGATACGGATGTTGTATTTAAACTCGCCTCTTATAATTTAACCAATATAGAAATAGCAGATATACATGGATGTTCACCAGACCTTCTTGAAAAGAGTTATTCGGAATTTCTGACAAAAGGAAGGGCTGAACTGAAAAAGAGGTTGCGACAGGCTCAATTAGACTTAGCATTAGCTGGTAATGCAACCCTGCTTATATGGCTTGGCAAACAGATACTTGGACAGACAGAAAAAACAGAACATTCTATGGTTAATCCGATAAAGAGTATAGAGTTTATCGATGATTTATGATTGATATACGCTTAAATAGAAGTCAGTTTTATCCGGCACAATGGAAATTTCTCACAT